AGCAAACTCACTAACTCACAATGGACTCAATCTGTTGTATATTTAGCACTATGGAAATACATTTATCCTCAACTTACTAAATGGAGAGACCCAGACACAGGCGAGGGAAAAGACTCATTTCAAGTTCAAATAGATTTTTATAGGGACAGATACGATGAAGAGTTCCAAGCAATTTTAAGGGACGGGGTCGAATATGATGAGGACGGCGGGGGGACTGTATCTGATAGTGAGAAAGAGCCTCTACACAATTTACGATTAGTTAGATAATGGTTGCCGACATAAAGGTAAATATCAATACCATTGAAGTAAAAAATTTTTTAACATCATTAAGACAAAAACAAAAATCAGCTATTAATTCTGCATTAAGCAGAGTCTCAAACATGGCTATATTAATGATAACTAAAAGAACACAAGCTGGAAAATTACCTGATGGTGGTAATATGAAAGCCTATGCTAAATCAACAAAAGTAAACAGACGAAAAAGAGGCAGACAAGTAGGTTTTGTAGATTTAACTGATTCGGGTAAAATGTTTAGAAGTTTAGATTTTAGAACTGGTGCTTTTAAAAGCACATTATTTTTTGCAAATAAAGAAAGAGAAAAAATAGCTAGTTTCCATGATACCTTTGGCGTTGGTAAGAAAAAAGTTAAAAGACCTTTTTTTGCTATTGGAAATAAAGAAGAAAATAAAATACAAGAAGAGTTTAGTAAATTTTATTTTAGTAAGTTAGGATTATGAGTAAACGAGAAAATATAGCAAACGACATAATTACAAAACTTGATGCTGTAACTAGCCCGATTGAGTTTAAAAAATTAACAAGAGAACCTTTTGAGGTTGAAGAATTATCAGATGCACAGTTTCCAGCCGCTTTTATTCAAGCTGGAGACGAAACTAGAGAACCCTCTGCTATGGGTGCAACAGGCTCAGGTAAATATATGGGAACAATAGATTTTCTTGTAGTTGCATTTGGCAAAGGTACAGACTCCAATATTGATACTGTTAGAAACCAGATTATTGAAGTAGTTGAAGAAACACTTGATAATGATATAACAAGAAATGGAAATGCGTTGGATACACAAATTATTGAGGCATCGTCAGATGAGGGTACAATTTATCCTTATGGTGGGGTTAGAATAACTGTGCGTGTAATGTATGAATTTACAAGGGGGACTGCATAATGGCTATGGATATAGTAATGGTTAAAGGAGACACCAAAGTAAAAATCTCGCCTGACTTTCAAGAGTATTACGAGAAACGAGGTTTTACTGTTGAGGGCAAAAATAAAAAAATATCAGTTGAAAAAGAAACACAAAAAGTTATAAAAGAGTTAAAGAAAATAAAGGAGTAATAAATTATGGCAACTCATCATGGTAAGGACGCAGTGGTTCATGTTGGTGGCACTAGCATAGGTCAAGCAACTGGATTTACTGTTGATACGACTCACGATGTCGTAGAGGACACAGCATTAGGTTCATCAATGAAATCATTTGTAGTTGGTAGAGGTACATTTACAGCCTCTATTGATATGAATTTTGACGATGACGATACTGCTCAAGGTAATCTAGTACAAGGTTCTAGTTTAAGTTTTGAGTTCATGCCAGAGGGTTCGGGTTCTGGAGAGCAAAAACTATCAGGAACAGGAATCGTTACTGGAATGAGTGTTGGTGTTACTTTAGACGGAGTAACAACTAGAACAGTTTCTTTACAAGGTACAGGCGGCTTAACTATCGGAACAGTATAATTTAATTTATGCCAGACGATAAAAAACCTGATTACTTTGACGGAATACGAGATCATTTTACTGGATTAGAGACACAAACTATTGAAGTTCCTGAGTGGGGATTAGTTGGCGATAAAGCAATTTATTGCAAACCTTTCAACATGATGGAAAAGGCAAAGATATTTAAAGGTGCTACTAATACTGATCTTAATGTTTTAATTGATGTCATAATAGAAAAAGCGTGTAACAAAGACGGAGAAAAAATGTTTAACGCTACTCACATTCTTAGTTTTAAAACAAAAGCAGATACAAATATAATAGCTGATGTCGCCAGTAAAATTATGGGAACTCAAAATGTGGATATAAACGACACTAAAAAAAACTAAAAAATAATCCAGAACTACACAATATATTTGCCTTAGCTGAAAAACTAAGTAAGACTGCATCTGAAATCTTGCAAATGCCAGTTGATGAGTTTAATATGTGGCTTGCATATTTCGATCTTCAAAGAGAAGAAAAAGAAAGGCAAGAACGTATTGCAAGAATGAAAAAATAGATGGCAACAAAAAAAGTAAATATTGATCTAGTCGCAAAAGACAAAACAAGACAAGCGATGCAATCCGCAACTAAAGGGGTTGATGGTGTAAAAAGTTCAGTATTAAATTTAAAAAATGCACTAATTGGTTTAGGTGCTGGTGTTGCTATAAAAGGTTTTGTTGATGTAGGTAAATCAGTCGAATCACTTCAAGTTAGATTAAAATTTTTATTTGGAAGTGTTGAAGAGGGTTCAAGAGCCTTTGACGCTATGGCTAAGTTTGCTAGTAAAGTACCTTTCTCTCTTGGAGAAATTCAATCGGGTGCTGGTGTTCTTGCTGTTGTTAGTAAAGATGCAAACGAACTTTCAAAAGTATTAGAACTTACTGGTAACGTAGCGGCAGTTACAGGATTAGATTTTAGAACAACGGCAGAGCAAATACAAAGGTCATTATCTGCTGGTATTTCAAGTGCTGATTTATTTAGAGAAAAAGGTGTCAAATCCATGTTAGGATTTAGTGCTGGTGCAACAGTTTCAGTTGAACAAACAAGAGAGGCTTTGTTTAGAGTATTTGGTAAAGATGGAGAGTTTGCTGGTGCTACTGATGATCTTGCAAATACTTTAGAGGGAACTTTATCAATGATAGGAGATAAGTTCTTTAATTTTCAAAAAACAGTTGCAGAACAATTTTTTGTTGCACTTAAAAAAGAGTTTGGTGCATTAGATGAGGCGTTAGCCGCTAACGAGGGGTTGATTTTAGATATAGCAGAATCTGTTGGTAAAGGTTTAGCAAATGCTGTCACTTTTGCGGCAGATGCTTTTAGATTTATGCACGAAAACATGGAACTTATTAAAAAAGTTGCTTTAGCTACTATTGTCTTTGGTATGACAAAAGCATTCATAGGATTAACAGTTGCAATTAAAAAAGCTGGTGTCGCTATGATGGCGTTTAATAAAAAATCTATGAAAAACCTTGCTGGTTTGATAGCCGCTGGTGCTGTTCTTTTAGCAGACTACACAGGGGCTTTAGACAAACTATTAGCAAAATTTGAAAAACCTAAAACAATAGAGGATTTTGCGTCTGAAGTTGAACTACTAAACGAACAAATAGGATTACTTGATGAAAAAGATTTTACTGCACATAGTAAATTTAGAAGAATGCAAGATGAGGCTCATAGAACAATAGATGCTTTGAAAAAAATGCAAATTGAGGTTGGAGAGAATAGTGCTGAATTTGTAAGATTAGAGGGAATGATTGAAAGCATAAGAGAGGCATTGATGTCAGTTCCTTTGCAAGAAATTACATTTGGACTAGATGATCAAGCAGAATCAGTAGGTTTTCTAACAGAAAGTTTTGGTAAATTTAAAGAGGGTTTTATGGAGGCTATGAACAAAGATACTATAGATGGATTTGTTAAAGCTGGAAAAACTGCATTTGATTCATTAAAACAAACATTGACTGATTTTGTAGTTACAGGCGAACTTAATATGAAAAAGTTTGCTGATGTAGTTAAAAGAGCAATCATTGAGGCATTAATAGGAAAAGCAGTTCAAGCCGCAGTCAATAAAGCTATGGCTATGTTTAAAATGGACGCAATAAAAAAAGCGTTAATTAGTGTTTATGAGGGTGCATTAAGAACTTTTGCATCTATTCCTTTCCCATTTAATATTGCGGCTGTTGGAGGTGCAATAGCTTTTGGTATGGGTATGGTAAATAAAATAAAAGGTTTTGAAAAAGGTGGACGACCACCTATGGGCCAGCCATCAATAGTAGGAGAAAAAGGGCCAGAGTTGTTTGTACCTGACCAAGCTGGAACAATAGTACCGAACAATCAACTTGGTATGTCAAAACCAGTAACAGTAAACTTTAATATAAATACTGTTGATGCAAGAGGTTTTAATGAGTTATTAGTTAATAGCAGAGGTGTTATTGTAAATATGATTAACAGTGCTGTTAATGAAAAAGGTAAGGCGGCATTGATATGAGTGGTTCTTTACCTGATACAGCGTTCAACGCAATTAATTTTAAATCAAATCAAAAAACTTTATTTAGTGAAACTGATAGTGGCAAAACATTTAGGAGACAAGTTCAAGGCCAAAGATTTAGTTTTACCTTATCATATCCTACTATGACTAGATCAGACTTTGCCCCAATAATGGCTTTTATAATAAAACAAAGAAGTCGTAAGGAAAATTTTACAATAACTTTACCGACTACTTTTGATAGTCAAGGTAACGAAACAGGAACTTTATTAGTAAATGGTTCTCACTCTGCTGGAGATACAACTATAAATATTGATGCTTTTGCTGGCGATGGTGCTGGTCGTCTTAAAGCGGGAGACCTAATCAAATTTGCACATGATAAATTATATATGGTGGTTGCAGATGTTACATCTTCAAGTAACGCCGCAACTGTTACCATAGAACCACCACTTAGAACTGCATTAGCTGATAACAGTTCAGTAACTTATAAATCTGTGCCAGCAACAGTTCATTTAAATAGTGATATGCAAGAGTTTGAAACAAGAGCAAATGATAAAGATGGTAACTTACTTTTTAATTTTGAGTTTGATGTTATTGAGAGTTTATAATGGCAAGAGGATTAACCAGTTCCATAAAAACAGAACTAGCAACAGGGGTCATTGACCCAGTATTATTAGTCGAAATAGAATTTGGTACACCAGTCTATTTAACTAACGCACCTTTTGATATAACATCAAGTGTATCGGGTTCATCAAGAACTTATCTTACAAACGGACATTTAAAAAATATTACTGGTATCAATGAAACAAACAAACCAACAAAAAATAGTTTACAGCTTACACTTTCTGGAGTCGATCAAACATATATATCAATAGCTTTATCAGAAAACATTATTAACAAAGAGGTTTATATTTACAGAGGTTTTTTAGATGCAAACAATGCTCTTATTGCTGACCCTTTTTTATTATTTTTTGGAACAATCGATGAATACAGAATATCTGATACTACAAGCACTGCTAATTTAGTTTTAAATTTAACTTCACATTGGGGAAACTTTGAAAAAACAAGTGGTAGAGTTACAACAGACAATTCGCAACAAAGATTTTTTAGTGGAGATAAAGGTATGGAGTTTGCCGCTTTGACTGTGAGAGATATAAAATGGGGTAGAGATTAATGTCTAGTTTTCATTTTTACGAGGCATCAAACAAAAACATGGACGAAATATTTGAAATATTAAATGAGTTTGAAAAAGAGGCCCCAGCATTAGATTATCCTCACATACACAGAGCAAAGATGAAACAAACTTTGATGATGTTTTTACAAAAAGGAAAAATAATTTTAATCAAAGATTTAGATAAAAATAAAATAGTTGGAATAACAATTTTTGTATTTAACGAATATCTTTGGTCTAAAGAACAGTTACTATCAGTTCAAGTAATTTATATATTAAAAGAATATCGATCATTTAAATTATTTAATCAAACTATGGATATAATTAAAAATCAGGCAAAAGGAAGACATATTCATTTAACAATATCAACTAGATTGATGGCAGATAAATTACTAGATAGATATGGCTTTGAAAAATTAGGCGGATTATGGAGGTACTCAGATGTGTGACCCGGGTGGAATTATAGAGGATATAGTTGATACAGTAACAGACGTTGTAGATTTTGTTGTTGATCTTGTTGTAGATGTAATTAGCTGGATAAATCCTATTCCTGAGATACCTGATTTTGGAGGAAACCAGCCAGACTTGAATGCAAGAGGTGTATTAGTAAATAAAATCAGTGCAAATGCACATATACCAATAGTTTACGGAACAAGACAAGTAGGCGGAAATGTGGTCTTTGTAGAGACTTCTGGAACTGACAACGAATTTTTGTATATGGCAATAATAGTTTCAGAGGGCGAGATAGATGACATAACTAAAATACTGGTTAATGACAATGAGGTTACTTTCAGTGGAGACTTATCAGACAACACTCAAAGAACTGTTGCTAGTTCTGACGCAAATTATTTTAAAGCACCTGACGCTGATTCTAGTGCTGAAAGTTTAATTACTGTTGAACCACACTACGGAACTGATTCGCAATCAGCATCAACTTTGTTATCAGAATTGTCCTCATGGACGTCAAACCATCGTCTGCGTGGGCTTGCGTACATAGCACTTAAATTCAAATGGAACTCAGATGCTTTTGGTTCTTTACCAAATGTTACTGCAATAGTTAAAGGTAGAAAAGTTTACAATCCAAATCTTGACGGCACAAAAACGGGTGGCAGTGGTTCACACAGACAAAACGATAGCACAACTTGGGAGTATTCAGATAACGGCATTTACCAAATGTTAGATTATTTAAGAAACGAAAGATTTGGTATGGGTATCGCAGATAGTTATTTTGACAGTAACTTTGCAGACTGGCAAACGGCTGGCGATGTAGTAGATGCAAACATAACACCTTTTAGTGGTGCAAGTCAGATTGATTTATTAGATAGCCACCCAGTCGTAGATACATCAAGAAAAGCTATTGATCTAGTTTCAGATTTTGTAAAAGGCACTCGATCATATCTAAATTTTACTGCTGGAAAATACAAAGTATTAGTTGAAACAACTGGTAGTGCTAGTATCACATTAACAGAGGATAATATAATAGGTGGCATAAATGTGGCTAGTAAAAACAAAAACTCTCGTTTTAATCGTGTTATTGTAAATTTTACAAATCCAAATAAATCTTATCAATCAGATACGGCCCAGTTTCCACCAGTAGATGAAACAGGACTTGCCAGTGCAGATACACACAGCGTTATGAAAGCGGCAGATGGTGGGATATTACTTGAGTCTAAATTTGATTTTCCGATGATCGTAAATCAGCATCAGGCCCAAGAACTTGCAGAGATTATACTGCGTAGGTCAAGATCAAGCCTTGATGTGTCTTTAAAATGTGACGGAACTGCCTTAGATTTAGCTATCGGGGATATCGTTAATATTACTCACGCCACGCCATCTTTCTCGGCTAAACCTTTCCGTATTCAAGGAATGACTATAAACACAGATCATACAGTCACTTTACAACTTAGCGAGCATCAAGACTCATACTACGCTTTTGGTACTCAAGTTGCACCCGCAACTATACCAGATACAACCTTGCCAAATCCTTTTAGTGTTCAACCACCAGCTAGTGTTACTTTAGATGACGAACTAATTGAATATGCAGATGGTATCGTAATAACAAGATTATTGATAACAGTGGGAGTTTCGCCTGACAAATTTGTTGAAAATTATGAGGTACAAATCAAACAAACTTTAGACCCTGACGGAAACGCTGTGAGTGATTCGTTTAGAGAAATAGCAACTGGTAAAATACTAAGCTATCAACACCTTAATGTAATAGATGAGGCGACCTACCAGATTCGAGTAAGGGCGGTTAATACTATCAACGCTAAATCGACATTTGTGTCAGCAACTCGAAAGATTGTGGGAGGCGTTGATGTTCCCTCAAATGTGGAAGACTTTGCTGTTGAAATGCATGGACAACACCAAATGAAATTAACTTGGACTCCACCTAGTAAAAACAGCGATTTAGATATTTCTTATTATGACATTAGATTTCAAGATGTGCTTACTGGTGCTAAATGGATTAACTCAACAAATTTAGTTAGATGTCCAAGAAGAAAATGCGACTCTGCAATCGTTCCAGCCAGAGTGGGTAGCTATCTTATAAAAGCAGTAGATAAAAATTCTAATAGTTCTGCAACGGAAACGATCATCGCTACTAATATATCAGGCATACAAGCATATAAAACAGTAGCTAATTTTACAGAAACACCAAATATATTTACTGGTTTAGATCAAATGGACGGAACTTTACCATTAGCTGTAAAAATAGACCCATCTGGGGACACTGTTATAACACTTGATACAGTTACTAATTTTGATGATACTGTTGGAAATTTTGACAGCCCAACGGGAGATTTTGAGTTAGGTGGAACAGATTCAACCTCAAATCCAAATTTTAACAATAAAAACAGAGACGCAAAAGGATTTTACAATTTTTCTAATTCATTATCATTATCACAAATATATGATGGCGATGTAGTACCAAGTATTACTCTTGATGCAGAAAACCCTTATGATTTGTTTGATTCGGGTCGTGGTGCATTATTTTTTGACAGCGCCCGTGCGCCCTTCGACGGGACTGAGCAATTACACGCTTTCCACAGAGTTCAAATAGCAACATCAACTACCTCACTAGCAGATTGCACATCTTTTGGAGATATAACTCAATCCGCAACTTTTAAATTTAAGTTTGCTAAATTTAGATTGAAACTTACTAATGATGATGACCAAACCTCTAGTAATGTAAAATCTATTGCTATTAAATTAAATATTGAAGAAAGAACTTTTGCAGAAAGTAATTTAGCAACATCATCAGGCTCAAAAACAATTACATTTACAAATCCATTTTTTGAAGTGCCAGCACTAGGTATAGCGGCTCAAAATATGGCTAGTGGAGATACGTTTACAATTAGTTCAAAATCGGTTAATGGTTTCAGTATTGCTTTTGTAAATTCTAGCGGTGCGGCTGTAGATAGAACTTTTGATTATATTGCTAAAGGTTTCGGGTTGCAAAGTTAAACAAGAAAGGATATAGATTTATTATGGCACAAGTGAGTGATACAAGTTTGGCGAATCAGGGTTTTTCTGCTTTTAGGACTGAGTTAAATAACATCTTATCAGCTTTAAATTCTTCTCATAGCGGTAGTTCTGCACCCGGCTCTGTGACTGCTGGAACAATTTGGGTAGATACAGGAACATCAGGTTTTTTAAAAATTAAAATTAATGACGGAACAGATAACATAGAATTATTTAGTATTAATATTTCAACAAATGCAATAACGAGTACGGCATCAGTAACAGGGACTATTTCAGAAACAGACCCACAGGCGGCGGCTCTTAGTATTGCTTTAGGATAAGGGGGAAACATTGGCAAACAATTTTAAATTAAAAACAAACGGGGCTATGCCAGCTAGTGCGGGAACGCCTCTGACCCTATACACTTGTCCAAGTTCGACACAAACTATCGTTATTGGATTAACACTTTGTAATATTCACACAACTGGCGTAACTGCTGATGTTCAATTAGTTTCAGATACATCAGACACAGAAACAAACGAAACAGTATTATTAGCTAAAGATGTGTCGATTCCAGCTGGTTCGAGTTTGGAATTATTATCGGGTGGTAAGTATGTAATGCAAGCTACTGACGTTTTAAAAATAGATTGTTCAGTTGCGGCTAAGATTGATGCAACACTAAGTATATTAGAGATAACATAGGAGGTAAAGATTGAGTTATATTGGTGTACCTCCTCAAGCAACATTTTCAAGTGGTTTATTAGATCGTTTTACCTCTACAACGGGTACGACTGTAACCCTTACCCATGATATCGCATCAGAAAACGATATTGTAGTTTTTGTTAATTTTGTAAAACAAGATAGCACAACTTATTCAGTAGGTGGCACAGGAAACAAAACTTTAACTTTAGGTGGCACATTAGTTTCATCTGATATTGTAGAAGTTCATTATTTAAACATTGTAGGTCAAACAAATGCACCCTCAGCTGGTAGTGTAGGCAGTTCTCAATTAACTGCTGATGTAATTACAGGTCAAACAGAATTAGCATCAGGTGTAGCATCAACAGATGAACTTTTAATCTCTGATGCTGGAGTTTTAAAAAGAGTAGATGTATCTTTAGTTGGTGGAACTAATACACCAAATTTTTTTGCTTATGCAAATGCAGATCAAACTATAAGTCACGACACATCTACTAAATTACAAATAAACACAGAAGTTTATGATAGTGGTTCAGCTTATGATAATTCTAATTACAAATTTGTTGTACCATCAGGACAAGGTGGTAAATATAATTTTACACTACAAGTTTTTTTGTATGATTCAAATGGTAACTTAAATGGTATTAGACCAAAATTTTATAAAAACGGCTCAGTAGTAAGTGAGGCAGAATGGCAAAAAGAATCTGGAGGAAATAAACGATTTTATAATTATAGTTCAAATACTAATGTCACATTAAATCTTTCTGCATCTGATTATATTGAGCCTTATGTATTAGCACCTACTAATGATAGCGGCACATTTATAATGGACGGACACGCAACTATTTATAGAAATTTTTTTACAGGATATAAAATTATAGAATAGGATAAATTATGGCATTTAGTAAAATTATAGCAGAGAGTATGGACTTAAGTGACAACTACGCATTTACAGGAACTGTAACTGGTACTCCTAGCATAACAAATGCTCAAAGTTTTTATTTATCTGGATCAAAAACTATTGCTGCTGGAACAGCAACAGTAATAGATTCAGCTTGGACAGCTTTAGACACAACAAAAGTAGGTATAATAGGATCAGCAAGTAATATTACAGTTTCTTCTGGTATTTTTTCTTTTGCAACAACAGGAATTTATTTAGTTGAAACTACTATGAATTTTTATGAACAAAGTGGATCAAATTCAAGATATGTTATGGGTAATGTAGAGGTAACTGCAAATAACAGCAGTTATAGTGTTGTTGCTCAAGCGACAGGACAAAGGTCAAATACTTCTGGAGGTAATAATGATAATAATGTTGTTTATCCATCAGCTTTAGTTGATGTAGATGATACTTCAAATGTAAAAGTAAGATTATCTGCAACGTCAGAAACTGAATCAAAAACAGAAACACAAACCAAAGGTTTTCAAATTAGATTTATAAGATTAAGTGATACATAAAATTAAGGAGGACAAACTATGGCACAACTAAGTACAAAAATAAAACTATACTGCGAGGCAAACAGTAAGGTT